AAGAAGCGTATCAATTCAAGGACGTTGCCCACTCTCCCGACTGCCCCATTGAGCAGTTGAGGAAGTTGAAGGAGGAGGGATGAACGCCATTGAAGAAGGTAAACGACTTGAATCAGAGTTTGAGAAATCAAGAAATTATTGGATTGACTTGGGATGGTTCAAGGTTATTCACTATGAATGGAAAAGAGAAGCATATCAAGACCAGTATGGAATATGGCACGAGGCACACGTAATTGATGACGAAAAAGAAATTCATGTAGTAGACACTTTTATCTATGTGGACTATGGACAAACAATGCTTGGGCTTATTGCGGAAGACGTTGACGGGAATAAATACCAACGTAGACCTAGCGCAATAGATATGTGTACCGACTACTGGTCAGGAAACGGTCACTACGATTGGCACGCGCGCCCGTTTATGCTCACCATTTATAGTGACGGAAGAAAGTTCGAGGACAAATGACCCCTGACCTTGCCGACACACTAGAGTTTCAACTCCGCGCTGTGGGGGAGAAGATCACATTTTTCGTCAGCGGTCAGCCTGTACCAAAGCAGTCATTCCGCAAAACTAAAACAGGCGGATACACTGACCCGAAGGTTACAGCGTGGCAGGATACCGTAGGATACACGGCGAAGGAAATCATCAAAGACCCCTTGAAAGGGAATGTGAGCGTCAAGATGTTTTTCTACCTTGCAGATAACCGCGTAGTCGATCTGGATAATTTGAGTAAGGCTGTGCTTGATGGACTAAAGGGTATCGCGTTTGGTGACGACTGCATGGTGACACGGTTGCTACTGACGAAAGAAGTCCGCAAGGATAATCCAGGTGTGCTGATTGCATTATCCGAGATTGAGCAGTATTTGGAGAGGAGCGAGGGATGAAGCATATCTGTGAAAATTGTCTAACCATAATTTATAAATCGAAAGTTACGCCAACGGTATGCCCTCATTGTGAATCAGGGAAAATGTTTGACATTGGCGATTCGATTGCTGACCACATTCTCAACCTTGAATCAACTGTAGACCGCCTCCAGCAAGCCTCAAGGTGGATACCTGTCAGCGAGAGGTTACCGGAAGTAAACACCCGCGTGAGTTTGTTCGATAAAAAGACTGGATTTAGTGTATATGGGTCAATGCAAGAATGGAGAGACGACAGATATTTATGGAAAACTGACGTAGGAGAATATCACTTCGGCAGTATCACTCACTGGCAACCTTTACCCACACCACCAGAGGGGGAATGATGGACACAGACAATCGAATGGCGGTACAAACTTCATATTGTTATACCGATGATTACCCAAAACAACTAAAGGAATTGTACATCACAGACGCAGAAATGAAATTCAGAAAGGGCTTAGTTGATTATCTTTGGGAGCATCGAACACAAAGGTTATGCGTATCAATAAAAGAAACCCGCGAGCAACAATACCCACAAGAAATTTACACGATAACCTGTGATGTTGTAGTAGTAGACGAATACCCAATAAAACTAAGGATGCCATCTTATGAGGATATGAGTTGGAAATCGTTGTCAAATTCAGCGTTGGCAGAAATCCGATGCAGATTACGCAGATGGTTTGCAGGCGACAAATGACCGCCACTCTATCTGTAATGATGCGCTGGTTTGAAACGGAGACAGAGAATTACTCATTTATCTGTGAGTGTGGAAAGTTAGTAGAAGTACCTTGCGGGAAAAACAAGAGAAAGAAGTGTGACGAGTGCCTGTATGAATCCTCGTTACAAAGAGCCAATAACTACCACTACAATAACGACATCAACGAGAACACTAAAACAGTTGGCGATCCTTCTTTAGACCTGGTACTCGCTGTAATAAGACAGGCAAAGATTGACAGAAACAGAGGTTGGAATCCTAACGATAAGGAGGAGTTGAATCTAAAAGACTGTGACCCCGTAGAGTTTCTGGAAAATGGCGCAAGATTATGGCTGGAGTGTGCAGGAATTAGTGTTGATTACGACACAGAAAGGAATCTAAAGAAGTTAACAGACAAGAGAAATAATAGAAGTCGTGGGTAATATCCTGTATAATAAAGTACACATTCAAACAAGGAGATGAAATGGAACACAATATTTGGCAATCAAGAAAGTTTTGGATTACAGTTGTAGATGTAGTTGTGTCATTAACCACTTACTTTATTGGAAAGTACCTGAATCCAGAAGCGGCTAAGGACATTATGACACTCGTTCTTGCGCTACAGCCAGTCATATTGCTGCTCGTCACTTCATACACAGTTCAGAATATCGCCGGAATTAAAGCGGACGGAATTGTGCAGCAAGCAATTGTCTACAACGAGGGTGTAAATTCTTCTCAACCAACACCCGTAACAGACGCTACCGTTGTCAAGATGGAAAGCGAACCAGAATAGAACGGACAGAGAGCAGGTCACTCGTAGCCCGACAGGTATACGAGGAGATCGGTAGAGGTGGAGGGCGAACAGTAAAAGAGATTGCTATCGCCCTCAATCTCCACGCTCGACTTGTTGCCGAATCACTTTTGGCTTTAGAGCAAGATGGAAAGCTACTTTATGAGGATGAACGGGGTGGGTTGTATCCGTTTTTAGAGGAGAAGTAATGGAATCTTTTAAGGAAAGATATGGTATAGATTGGGATATACCGGGTGGAGTTGTCAAACTTTGCCAAGATGAACAAATGACAATAACGACTATTCCTCAACCCGAAAGAGCAATGTGTGATTACTGCACAAGTTATTCTCTTATGGATGCGAGGGGAAATTGTTGTTGCTGTGGTGCGCCGAGACGACCCAACGCATATATACCACAGTTTTTATTACACACAGATAATCCACTTGTTAGCAATGCTTATATCAGAGAAAAGTTCTTGGGCGCGCAAATATGAACCTAGACGAAGTAAATAAGATAATCGAACAACCTTACTCTACGTGGCCTATCAAGGTGTTAGCCTTTGTTCCTAATGAAAGGTCTATGCCAGCGCCAGCGAAAGTGTTGCCATCATTGTTTCATTATGCGCAACAGGGACTTAGTTTTTTGTGGCTCGATTATGGCAGAACCGATGTCGTCAGAAACAAAGCGGCTCTCGGCTTACTTGCTAACCCACAGTTTGATTACATCCTCATGCTAGACAATGACCACCAGCATGACCCCGATATTCTCCAGTTGCTGTGCAGGTGGCCACTACTAGACCCATCCATAAGAGTAGTGGGTGGACTTAATTTCCAGCGGAATGAACCCTTCCACCCCGCCTTCCACGAGTATGACGAAAAGGGAAAGAAGATAATCTCAATCACTTGGCCTGATACTTTATTCCCTGTAGATGTATGCGGGACTGGCTCATTGTTAATTCATCGTTCAGTATTCACAGACATTGACGCTAACTGTGCGTGGTTTAGATTCGAGTATGACGGTGCAGATAAAGACTACTGGCCTGGTGAAGATGTTTACTTTGCGAGGTTGTGTAAAGAGAACGGTATCCAACAGTATGTAGACCCTGAATGTAGAAGTCCTCACCTTCACGAACAGTTGATCGGAGAAGAGGAGTTTCGAAGGCATTTTTGCGAACACGGATTGGGTAATCAGTTTGGGGAGATACGATGAGTTCTGGTATTTATATGCTTATCAACAACATAAACGGAAAGTTCTATATCGGTTCAACAAAAGATTTCAGAAAAAGAAAGAACTCACATTTTACTGCACTAAGGCGACAAAAACACTGCAACAAACATCTCCAAAGGTCTTTTGATATGTACGGAGAAAAAGCATTTAGTTTCATTAGGTTGCACGAGTATGAACCAACAGAACTAATAAACAATGAACAGGAATATATTGACAAGTTCAAACCAGAATATAACCAAAGCAAAAAGGCAAACCCTGGATCGGCAGAAAAATCACCGGAACACAGAAGAAAAATAAGCGAGGCGAATAAAGGCAAGGTTGTGTCTGAGGAAACAAAAAAGCTGATTAGTGAAGCCAGAATTGGGAAACCACTAACACCAGAACACAAATTGGCAGTAAGTCTTGGTTTATTAGGAAGGGTTCAGTCAGAAGAAACACGGCGCAAAATAGGCGAGGCAAACAGTAGAAGGATTATTAAAGAAGAAACAAGAAAGAAATTATCAGAGATAACCAAAAGGCAATACAAAAACAGAAACGCGCAATATTGGAGCGAGGTTACATGAACACTGATTACGAGATGGCATTTTTGCTTGGCAACGGCCCTTCTCTGGCGCGTGTCGACAATATCATACTCCAAAGCATCCCCACGTTTGGGAGCAATAGAATTTTCAAGAAAATTGTCCCAACGGTGTATGCCTGCGTAAACCCAACAGAGGCAAAGAAGTATCCAGTAGAGATAGAAGTAATGGATTGCGAACACAAGTATGTTACCGATAAAGTAAAAATCCCTGGTTGTATTCCCCTACATTCCACAACATCCGTAGACTTCTCGCTGAACCCAACCTGGGCTATAAATGAGGGATATTCAGTTTCGTACTGTCTTATGCAGATTGCATTTTTTATGGGGGTGAAGGAATTATTTTTACTCGGAATGGATCACAAATATATTCAACCAAACACCCCCAATGCAGAGATAACGTGGCAAGGTAAAGACGTAAACCATTTCTGTGATGACTACGTACAACCTGGGGATAAATGGAACTGTGCAGATTTGAGGCGTAGTGAGATTTATTTCAAGAAGGCAAAAGAAGTATTTGAGATGGACGGACGTAAAATTATCAATCTAACAGAAGGTAGCGAATTGGATGTTTTTGAGAGGAGAATGTTGTGAGATTTTATAAAATTATTTATAAAGTAAAAAGTTTAGTATATAACGCAAGAACAAAATTAGGCAACGCTATTCTTCCTAAAAGCAATATAACAAAGAAGTATGTTCGCCTTGTTTATTCAGTTGGAACAAATATGCCAAAGATGATTGAATCAGACGACCAAATAGAATGGACGGACGTAAAATGAGGGCGACTTCTATAATCTCCGCTTATTTTTGCGATGACTGGCTACAAGGACGCATAACAAATTTGCTCGAACAATCCGAAGTCCCTGCCATCGTAGCCGTGTGTCAGAAAGGTAGCAAGGAAGATGAGATACTCTCCAAGTTCCCCGAAGTCATACGCATAAACACCCCTGACGTTCCAACTGTATATAAGGCGTGGAATCTAGCACTACGTTGTGTGCAGACACCTTATGTCAATATCTCAAATTCGGATGACCGACTGGATGTAAATGCTATCAAGGAGATGTGTGATGCCCTTCAAGAGAATCCCGATGTCGGACTTACGTATTCTGATTGCCACGTTTGCAGTGAACTTAACGGTGAACCCATTGCTTCTTTCGAGTGGGGAGAGGGAGACCTATTCGATGGCTGTTTTATCGGCCCATCTCCAGTCTACCGAACAGAGTTACACAAACTATACGGCGAATATCCCGAAGAGTATGTGGTGGCAGGCGACTATTACTTCTGGCTCTGCCTTCAACACAACGGAGTGAAATTCCTACACATAAAGAAGAAACTGTGTACCTTCTGGGATAGAAGTGGGAATCCGTCTATTGAAAATAATATCGAGTACAAATTTAAGAACCTGACAATTTTTGAGTCCGCAAAAGCACGCGAGTTCTGGAGGAATAAATGACAGAGTACGCCAAGATAGCGGCTCAGTATCACGAACTACAACCATTCGGGCATTACTACACCTACGAATGGATTGGGAAAAGAAGCCAGCCAGCGCTGATAGACAGAGCATATCTTGAAAGTAAAGATTCAGTAGACATCCCCTGGAAGTTTATATTGATTGAGTACAGGTTTAATAGTGGTCACTGGCTTGTTATCCGTAGAGACGCCTTATTCCCGTTTGGGTTTCTGGTTATTGCAAGAATGAAAATCCAAAAAGCGTGGTTATGGTTCAAGTACAGAATAATTATTACTGCAAATGTTTGGGGATTGGCATATACCAGACAAGGAAATATCCCGTCTTGGAAAGACTTTTGGAGGAATAAATGAGACCAACAGTAACTTGTACAAAGTGTGGAAAGCAAGGAGATTTTGTTTTCTTTGAACACCTTTGTTCCGATGGCGAAATGCACGGTGGAATACACATGAATTATAGCAACCTGACGGGAGAAACAGAAATTGATAATAGAAAGTTACGTGAACTGCTTGGGGAGATATTAGATACTGCAAATGGAGTGCCACAAGTAAATTCATCTTGGCTAATTGACCGCATCCAATCCATACTGGGGGATGAATGAGTATAACATCTCACACACAGATAATTCCTGACGAGTACCAGAACGAACTTATTCAGATTGGCGAAAAGGTTTCTGAAAATTCATTCCGTATCGGTGATATTGCCAACCATTGCATAAGTATGAATCATCTATCTGGCAACGATATAACCAATCAGAATGTTTACGCTGCTATTGCAGAGTTTTGTGGAAGGCAAGCAAGGACAGTGAGGTACTATGCCGAGATAGCCATGCGATACTCACCAAATGTTAGACAGAAATACAGTGAGATAAAGTTTGACACATTCAGATTCGCTTCAAGGTTTTCTAATTGGGAAGAAATACTTGAATTTGCCATGACCGGAATTGATGTTTATGGACACCCACACACGGTAGACCGACTAATTTCTCAATTTGGGTATCCCGAGAAAGAAATAACAAGCAACTCAAACATCCTTGACCTGGTAAACAATCTTCGCAAAGAAGTCTACAAGATACCCATGTCAGGAGATGTAAGACGCTTGATAATAGACGCTTTACAACGTATCATAGAGGCTGTACAGATGACGGAGGTAAGTTGATAAACCCAACCAGTTTCATGCTATATGGAAAGCCACTAGAGTATTGGATTGAACTTCACAGTAAGGCGCAAATGCTAAACTATGAATCTCTCATTGAGGATAATGTCAAACTAAAAATGAGAATTGCGTATCTTGAACAAGAGTTGCAGAAGTTGTTGGTGCATATAGACTGCGAGGACGATTGAGTTATCGAGACTGGACGCCAGAAGAAATAAAACAAGTTGTAGAACTACGAAGAGATGGCGTTGGATGGGGGCAACTGGCAAAACAATTCAACGTGAATAAAGAGAAGATTCGTGCTGTGTTTCGCAGGGCAGTAGGGGCGAAGCAGAGTGGATACAAAGGACTTAACCCCATAAGGTTTACAGAGAACAGTCCCGTAGTTGCAGTTCTTGATATTGAAACCCTACCGATGATAGTCTATTCGTGGGGAATGTGGGATCAGAACATATCAATCGACCAGGTTATAGAAGATTCCTGTATGTTGAGTTGGGCGGGCAAGTATCTCAACTCCCACGAAACACACTCTGATGTAATGACACCTGTAGAAGCAGAGACTAGAAACTCTGAAAGAATAACCAAAAGTATATGGGAGTTTCTACATAAGGCAGATGTGGTAATAGGACACAACTACGCAGGGTTTGATGTAAAGTACATCAACACAGAGTTCTTGAAACACAATCTTCCCCCACTAAAGTACATTGTCATTGACACCTTCCTTATCGCCAAACAGAATTTCCGATTTGCAAGTAACAAGATGAAGTACATCAATGACCAACTAGGAATACGAAATAAGATAGACAACGATGGCTTCCCTTTATGGAAGGCTTGTAGTGATGGCAACAAAGAATCGCTAAAGACTATGTTGGAATACAATGAAGGGGATATTGGGGCAACCGAAGAATTGTTTTACCGGGTGAGACCATATGTAAAGAACTTCAACGTAGCCTTGTATAACGAAGCAGAAACAAACCAATGCCCGGTGTGTGGCAGTGAGCGCGTGAAACACGAGGGATATTATTATAC